GGTACATAATTTCTAGTTGACCACATTGTCCAATCGCTGAAATCAGTCATCGAAGTTGATAAGAATGGCATATATTCTATAACTTGTTCAAATATTTCAGGAGCTGTTTGCTTTACTATTTTAGTATAGCTTGCTTCGATAATTTTTTGATCATAGTCATCTTGCCCAAAATACGACAGCTCCTCATATGATTTAGTCTGACTTCTTTTTGCAAGATACCCGTATTTGTTATGAAAGCTTTTAAATTTTTCAATATCATTAATAATAATTTTTGGTATACACAAAGGCACATACAAGTATTTTCCATAAGTAAGTTCAAACTCTGACATTTGATCGTGTGCCCAAACATCTTTGCAGCTATTTGCACGATACTTTGTTAAAATTGATTTTGTCATAGTCCAACTCATATTATGTCCCTTTTTCAGTATTTAATAGTAACTGCCTTCATACTGAAGTTTGATTCCACGTATATGTATTTGGCTGCTTACTTTGTTCTTTACCAAGTTCATGTAATACACGAGCTTGAATCAGAGAATCTTGAACGGTTGTACTACCATCAGCAAATACCGGGCCCCATTCCTTCCACCACTGTAGTAAATGTATAAGCTCAGGACTTGCTATGATCCGCATTTCCTGCCCACCGTACACATCGTTTAACTGCCCATAACCAATATTATGATCTATTGTAAAAGTCTTAATTGTCATTTGTCTAACGCCTCTTTAATCTTCTTGTCTTCCCAGCCATGCTCAATTAGCAGGTCTTTATAATCTTGTTTGGTCATTTGTTTATCTAGTATCTCAGCATCCGCAATCTTCATTGTTGGATAAATCTTCAACAGCAGATTGGCAGTTTTGCTTTTACTAGCTTTTGCCTTATAAGCAAGCCATTCATGATCAAATACACCCATGTCTGGACTAACGCAAGTTAGCAGTAACCACTGTAGTTTGGGGTGCTTATTAAGATCCCAAAAGTTCTTGTTTACATGTTGATTCATGCTGAGGACATAGTATTTGGCAAGATCACCGTTGCCTTTAACACTACTTCCCCAACGCAACATCAAATAATTACTGAACTTTTTCTTTTCTTCCGCAGTTAGCTCATCAAAGAACTGTCTGTTCTTTGTGTCGAACTGTCGCATTTCGTTACGGATGTTGAGTTTATCTGACATAGTGTTATATTACACTTAATCTATTTGGAAATCAACTTACTTCTAAAATAAAGACGTCCTGGTTCAAATCCTTCAGGACAAATGTCACGCATCACTGATATTTCACCATTATTAAACCATTGTTTATTTTTTACAGGAGATTTTAATCTCCCGGGTATAAAATTTTCTGGGCAAATATGACTGCGAACTGAAACTATCCCATTGTTAAACCAATTTCCTGAACTAATATTTTTTCTATTTTTGGATAATTCTGGACGTACTCTTCCTTTAAGTGAACTTGACTTTCCTTTTCGAGCCTCGGACATATGTTGTATATGTTCTAAAGATTTAGGTTTTCCTTTTGTAGCTAAAGAAATAGCAGCAGATCTTTTTTTAATTAATTCTGAAGATTGTGGCCCAAATTTTTTACCTTTATTTGGACTCACTCTACCTGCGTTTCCTTCACCCCCATCACCAAGATTGTATAAAATTCCAGTCCCATCATTTATACGCCCGTGTTGATGTATATAATTTTTTTCTAAATCAAATGCTTCTTGTTCAGTCAAATTGTCTTGTAAAATAACTATTCTCGATAGATCTTTGGGTCTGTAAATTCTTTCTTTTTTACCTCTCACATAGGCACGATTGCCTTTACCTTTACCAATATAATAAGGAGTAGCATCTTCTCGAAGATAAGCATAAACATAAAAAATATTCATGCTTATATTTAGCCTTCAAACTATCTTGTTAATGTCAATGCATTCGCTTGCACGGCTAATGTCTTTCACGAAATAAGCACATATTGGATTAGGCCCATCACTAATGGGAATACACAACAGTTGCCCATTACGAAGCTTTGGAAAATACCATTTAACATCTTGATAGACATCTACGATTTCGATTGGATAAAATTGAGCACGAAAACTTTTCAATGGATTAAATGTAAATGCTTCGAACCCGCGATCATTTAGCTTAGTAAGTGGTAGTGCTTCGAGGTCACCGATCTCAGCTTCCCCAATTAGTATTCGCCAGTTGTAAGGCATCTTGATAGTATGAGGGCCAATCTTTAGTACAAGTGCTGGATCATTGAATGATTCAAGAAACACAAGTGGAAGAAAGAAATAGTCTGGTTCTGCTGGATTGCTGTTGTCTAATACACAAAATCGTAAATCAGTTACTTCATCAGGCAGTTGTGTCATCTCGAATACGGTGTTATCTACAGTAAGAATACGCAGGTTCTTTCTCCTTTTACATAAATAAAAATACAGATCGCGATACTTGCAATATCCATCTGCTCTAACAGTTAATAAGGAACTATCAGCAAATGTATTTACAAAACAAATATACTACTTGGTATAATAGTATCATTCGTAATGCCAAGTCAAGAAATATTTCGAAAGAAATTTATACCGAACGACATCATATTATTCCAAAAAGTTTAGGAGGGAGTAATGACCCATCTAATTTAGTATACTTAACAGCAAGAGAACATTTTATATGCCATTTACTATTACCTAAAATGCTGACTGGTGTAGAAAAAAGAAATATGACCTTTGCTATATGGGCAATGCTTAATAGAGATCATTCAAAGCAAAGATCCAGACATAAAGTAAACTCTCATACCTATCAACGACTTAAAATTCAAATTGTCATTGCATCATCTCAATTACATAAAGGCAAAAAAGTTTCTGAAGAAACTCGAGAGAAGTTGTCTAAGTCTTGCAAAGGAAGACCATCTGCATTTAAAGGCAAAACACATTCAGTTGAATCTAAAAAAAAATTATCAAATGCTCAGAAGGGCAAAACTCCTTCTTCAGAAACAGTTGCAAAAATATTAGAATCACGAAAAGGGTATCAGCATTCAGAAGAAACAAAACAAAAAATAAGCATTGGTAATAAAGGAAAGACTGTTGTTATCTCTGAAGAAACAAAACAAAAAATATCAGATAAATTATCTGGCAGATCTAATATTTGGTTGAAAGATAAACCAGCACACAATAGAGGTATTCCTATGTCACCACAAGCCAAGAAAAATATGAGTTTAGGGCATCAGAACAGAGAAAAAATTTCTTGCCCACATTGTGGTAAATCAGTTGCTAAATGTTCTTATGTTCAACATCACGGTGATAAATGTAAAAAGAAAATTCTCTATTTATAATTAACTTTTTCTATTGTAAAAGGATATGAAGCCTCTTTATAAAATTGTTTTCTCTTAGTTAAATGTCTCTTGGCAAACTTACAGTCGCCAGTCACGTCCCAAATTTGAACATGGTCTTTATCTTTTGCTTTACGAATTCCACGACCGATAGACTGAATGACACGAACAAAAGACTTGCCAGGCTCAAGGAGAACCAAGTTGAAGATACGAGGAATATTAATGCCCACAGCAGCCACACCATAGGTAGCAATAATAGTCCTATCCATCGTTTCAGAAATTTCGTCATAATGCCCTTTTCTATCATCTGCTTTCATCTCACCTGACACAAAGATACTGTTAGGGATTCTAGCAGCAAGCTCTTCACCCGCAGCAATACGATCAACTAATATTAGCGTATTACCAGTTTTAATAATCTCACTGGTCAACTTAGCAATATAATCCATACGACCTTGATCAGTGGTCAAGTATTTTAATTCTTTTTGATAATCTGTAAATTCAGCATGTTCAACTGTTTGTAAAATATTAACATGACACTGTGCTAATACACCCTTGTCTTGTAATTCACTCGCTGATAACTTGCTGATAACATCTCCCAAACTTACTTTAAGCGAGACAAATTCAAACTGTTCTTTTGGAATTGTTCCTGTCAGTCCCCAACGAATAGGAATATTCGCCATTGGGCCAGTTAGCAATGCTTTAAGTGCATCTGCTTTAGCCATATGTACTTCGTCAACCATGACACAAACAACACCTTCAATGAAGTCACCAATGGTAAGCATGTCATTATCTTCATCAGTGTCGTTTGTATTCTTCATCAAGATATTCAAACTCTGCCATGTACAAATAGTATGAGTCTTGTTCCATTCTTTGCGATCACCAAAGTATACACCAACATCAAGTCCCATGTTCTTATAGTCAGCTTCTGTTTGTGTTACTAGACTTTTGTTAGGTACAATAACAATACTACGTCCATAGTTTTCTATGCTATATGATAGTGCGGCGGTGATTAATGTTTTACCTGCGCCAGTTGCAATCTCTTGTATTGATTGTGGATTAACTAAAAACTGATTTATAATCTCAATCTGATAGTCACGCAATACAACAGGCTGTCCTGCCATTGGGTGTTTTGCAGGCCATACTTTATGTGCAAAAGTTTTTTCAGTGACTTGTCCAAACTGAAATGTTGTTGTGTATGTGCGTAAGTCTTCTAACTCAATATCGTATCCGGCACTGTCAAGTAACGGTA